GTCACCTCGCGGGGGGGGGTGCCGTTATAGGGTTTTTCATTCATCCTCAAGCCTCCATGCTAGTATTATATATCTTTCAAAGTGCCCTGTCAGTGCCCAATTTGTGCACCCTGGCGCACGTTAGGCAGCCTTTACGGCGTCAATGCCGAAAAACAAGGCGGTAAGCGGCTGAATCGCTGCATTGATGTCCTTGTATACGGTGCGCCGCTCAATGCCAAAAGTGCCCGCGATTTCCTGTACACTTTTTTTCGGCTCCCGGATGTAGGTTTCCATGACCACCTCGTAGCGCCTCACGTCCTCCTCTGTGCCGTTCTGCTGGCACCAGACGCGGTAGAGGTCCAACATCTTCTCAATGTGGGCCAGAATAATCAACGTGCGCTCCTGGCTGCGCTTGATGCTCTCAATATAAAGGCTGTCGTCCCGGGTGTAGCTTTCCAGGCCGTCCAGGATGCTGGCGGCGCTTTCCTTCTCCTTGGCCTGCTTGGCGTTGTAGATGGCGCCAGCGGTGTGCCGCTTCAAAAGGCGGTAGTTTTTCAGCAGGAGCCGGGTGTTATGGAGACGCCGGTCCGTGCGCTCCTTGGCCTCCTTCTGGTGTTCTTCCTCAATGTGTGCGGCCGCTGCGCTCACGCCTGCGGCAACGCCGGTGCGGATCGCGGTCTGCATAAGAGTCTGGCCCATGTTGGCAATACGGGTGCCCAGGGCGCCCATGTTCTCGCGGCTGTTCATTCTGCATCATCCTTTCTTCTCGGGCACCAGTCGGGGGACTGGCGGTTTCCTCTGGTGGGGATGTGGCGGGGGCCTCCGTCCTCGTAGCCCTCGGCCGCCCATCCAATGGCGCAGTCTTTCCGGGTGCCTCTCTGGCCCTCCTGGGTCTTAACGCAGTGCTCACACTCGGAGCAGTGCGGCGTGGGGCGGTCCTTGGGGCGTTTAAGCGCATCCGGCAAGGCCTGGGCCGGTTCTCCACCTATCACAGCGCGAATCTCCTCGCTGTCTTTGATCCAAAGCGGGACGCCTGCCCTTCGTGCTGCGGCTGCCAGTTCTTCCAGCCAGCCTTCTTCCGGGGTGATCTTCCCTGCCCGGTGGCCGGTTTCGGCTCCAGCAATGATCCAGTCAACCTTCCGGGCGGCGTCCTCGTCGGCAATGCCCAGGGGTTTGAGCATGGGTTCATAGCTCACGAAGGTGTGGTGGTATTCGCTCCACCAAAACCAGTTATCCGGGCCGGTGATGCTGCTGCCATACCAGAAGTTCGGAAGCTCGGGCAGCTTTCCCGCCGCTGCTAGGGTCTGGTAACGGCCGGGGCTCTTGGTCAGGAATAAGTAATTGTGCTGGGGCGCTGCCTTGCAGGCCTCAAAAACAGCCTCGATCCATTCATCGGGAATCCAGTCGCCGAAAAGGTCCGCCATGCTGCAAACAAAAATATTCGCAGGCTTCTTTTTCTTCGCCGGGTCGCCCAGACGGTATTTGTGGAAGGTCGGGGCGAAACCGGCCGGGAACGGAAGAACGGCGCCGGTGTAGTTCTTGAAGGGCTGTTCCAGAACGTAAAGCCCGGCGGCTTCGGTTTTAAGCTGTTCGCTCGTCATGTTCACGCGGATGTTTCCGGCAAAGCGGGTGGCCTGGCGCTGCGCATAGCAGTATTCACAGCCAAAATTGCAGCCGGTGACGGGGTTCCATGAAAAATCGCACCAATCGATTGCGCTCTTGTTCATCATTTTTGTGTGTTCTCTCCCTGTTTCAAAAGGTCCGGGTCGTCGTAAATGTTGCCCACGATTTCGTCCGGGTATGCGATCTGGCAGGCGTACCAGGGGCGATCTACTGGGAAGGCTCTAAAAGCACTCCGCTTTTTGTCGTACTTCACCACGGCCAGGCCAACGGGCAGGGGCGTTTTGTGGTGAATCTTCAAAACATCGCCCTCGAAAATATCCCGGGCGCGCTTGTCCAAGACGCCGGTAGCCTGGCCCACAGTTTCAGGGTTCACGCGGCCATATTTGCCCACAACATTTTTGCCGGGGCGGATAATACAGATTCCCTTGCTGTCAACGTTCAGGTTCCCGCTGGCCCATTCGCCACTTTTCAGCTTCCCGCGGAAAAGAATCCGGCGCGGCAGCTCCCGGGTTTCAGGCTCGCGGCTCTCTTTTGCCGCCAGGCCGAAAAAATCAAAGCCTTCCATTTATCTGTACTCCTTCCCGGTCGCCTTGTCGCGCAGCGGTATGCGGCCGATGATTTCAAAGCCTGCAAGCTCGGCCGTCTGGCGAAGAATCGGCACCAGGGCCGAAACCACAACAAGGCGGGCGGCATCCAGCCGCTTTTCCTCCCTGCGCATATTCTCCCAGGCCGTGCCGGGTGTGGGGTCGCTGTAATGTTCGCTGTTTCTGCCCATGTCCATGCGTGGGTCCTTCTTTTCATCGCTCATTCATCAATCACCGCCTTGTTTCAACGGCTCGAACTTGCTCCATGCAATCGGCGGCCAGAAACGGCCGTCGTTGTAGGTGATGCAGAACGGGACCTCCGGGGTGTCGGTGTATTCTGTGCGGGTGTGGTAGTTGCCGTAGGCGTCCACGGTCAAAACCGGGTGTTCCAGGGGTGGCAGGGCCTTTTTGACGTCCATCCATACGCCAGCGGGCAGGGTTTCAAATTCTTCCACGGTCATGCGGCGGAAGTCAGGCGCGGGCCCGTCCAGAAGGCGGAAGCCCTCATGGCCCGGTTTTGGCTTCTTATACGGCCAGTGCGGGAAGCGCTCGTGGAGGTCGATTGTCCAAGCCTTAAAAATGGATTCTTTCTCGATCATGGGCGTGCCTTCTCTCAAATGTTCAGGTGAAGCGGCTGGCCTGTCGCAAGCTGCCGATGGATAAATTCTCTTTCAAGGCAGTTGTTCACCATGACCAGAGCTTGCAGTTCACCGGGCAAAATCTTGCCGTCAATGTAAAGCCGTTCCATTTCCGGCTGCCGTGCGTGGAGCTCTCGAAGGGCTGCTTCTGCGTTCTCCCATTCGGTCAGGTCGTACAGCTCTCCGAGTGCCTTGTCAAATTCGCTTTTTTCGGGCATCGTCGCCGCCTCCTTCAAGTCAAAATGCAAACAAAAAACGGAAAGGCAAGAATCTGCAAAAAGTCCGCGTTCCCGGTTTTCAGGATGCAGGCAACGGCCACAGCAGCAGATGCCAGCCAGGCGGCAGCCTTCCAAATACCTTCACTACTCATTTTTTCTTCTCCCATTCCCTGTTCCAGGCTTTCACAGTCGGCGCATAGTGGCCGCACGAAACGCATATAACGCCGTGCAGGCTGCCAAGCCAGGCAAGAATCCGGGGTGTTGTGCAGCCGTAGGGCTTCCCGTGCGCCAGGAAGTTGCTTCCGCATTTCGGGCAGGGGTGGACAAGAACGGTTTTCTTTTTCATGTGTGTTCCTTTCTCTTGTACTGCGCGTTCCACGCCTCCACGCTCTCCGCGTGGAATTTGCACAGGGCGCAGAAGATTTCTTTCGGGCCGCCGTCTGCGGGCGTCGCCTCAATAATCAGCGGGCTGCCACACTTTGGGCAGGGCGTGGGAATAACGGAGTTCTTTTTCACGGTTTCCCCTCCTGCTCGGTCAGGCGGTAAAGCCAGCGTTCCATTTTCGGCTCTGCATACTCGCCGCACTCGCTCATAAACTCGTGGTAGTTCTGCGGGTCTTGCTCTGTAAGGGCATCAATGGAGTTCATAACGTCGCCGATTTCCTTTTTCAGGTCCTCCCAGCACTCTTCTAAGATCTTCGGCGTCGGGTTCTTGCCATCAATTTTGCGGCGCAGCTTCGACGCAGCCGCGGAAGCCTCCGCCAGTTCTTCCGCAAGCTGGCCCAAAATTTCAGGCTTCGGCAGAATGTCGGAGATTTTCTTTTTCGGGTAAAGCCTGCCCAGTGTGGCCTTTACCTGTTCCTGGAGCTCCTTGTGGCACTCGCCAGGGCCCACCACATAGCACCAGCTTTGCGGCGGTCTGTTAAGCTGCAAGGCGTAATTCCCGCAGCAATTCCCGTTTGCAGGGTGCTCAATGTGCATTGCACAGCCGCCGTTATTGCACCAGCGCAAGGCGTTTTCGCAGCGAAGGTGAAAAGCCGCCAGGTCAAGCGGTGTTTTATACGTCTTCAACGCGGTAATGTGCCAAGCATAGCCTTTGCCGTGCGTGTATTCCCAGATCTGGTCCCGGTCCATGCAGGCCTGGGCTTCCAGGTCGTCCGGTGCATGGTTCAGCGGGGCGATTTCATACACGCGATCACAGGTAAACTCCCCAATGACGGTCCCATCCAGCCGCATCAAGCCTCCGTCAGGCTCTAGCCGGAATCCAGCGTTTTGCCCTTTTGTGCAGTAAATAAAGCACTTAAAGGGCTGGCCCTGGAAGTCTTTCGGGAAACTCTTGCGGATTTCCATGGTCTTTTCTCCGCGGAAAATCTTTTGGCACCACTCCGGACGGATGCTCAAAAGAACGGCAGTTCCTTCCATGTTCATTTCTTCGCCTCCTCCGGGGGCAATGGCATCCAGCCCACAACAGGGCAGTCGATCTTGTTGTTGTAAACGTCGTCCGGGTTGAAGTGGCGGTATTCCCACCAGCCTTCCGGGATTCGGTAGTCGTCCCGCTCCTCGTCGTATGTTCCCCAATCGGAAAGGTCTTCCCAATTCCATTCGCTGTCCTCAGAGAAAACATTGCCATCTTCATAGTGCGCCGTTGTAATGCCCAGATAATCATTACACTGGTACAAAACCAGCACTTCCGTTTCGACCTTCGGGGGGTCTGTTTTAGGGTTCCGCCAAGTGGGAAACAGATCTTTTTCCTGCACAACAGGAAGTTTTTCAACCTTTTCCCGCGCCGCACGGAGGGTCAGCGAGATAACGTTCTCTGCTTCCGGTTCCCATGTCGTGGTATATGCCAGGCACTTCAACGCAGCCTCACGCTTGATGTATTCAGTCATTATAAAAGCCCTCCATTCTGTACCCGCAGCGGCAGCGATAAACATGGTCCGTGTGCCGGTCAAAGGTCGTGAACGTTTCGCGGCGGCCACAGTTTCCACACTTACACTCTGCACCATCTGCCATGCGCCGCGCAATAATCCATTTTGCGGTCGGCCGCAGGCTCGCCGGGTCAATAACCGGCAGCGCTTCCAGCTCCCCGATTTCGTCTTCCGTCGCTTCCTCGACCGTCAAGGCTTCCGTGGAGCCTTCCAGGTCTTCCAGCTCCTTTTTGAGATCTTCCAGAAGTGGGCCAATATCAACGATTCTTCTTTCATCCATTTTCTTTTCCTCCGAATCTATCCCAGCCCATCGGGCTGCCATAAAGCGGGCAAAGCGCGCCTTTGTTGCCCTTGTCGAAGATGCAGCTCTCGCCGCAGCATCCTGTCTTCCGGCGCTTTTCGCAGTAGAGCCGAACGGTTTCCGCGGCCGCCATGGCCTCCTGGTCTTCGTCCGCTCGGCCCCTTCCCTTCCCGCCGGTTGTCAATTCGTCCAGCGCGTCAATGACGCGCAGAACGGTTTCGGCTGCCTCATGGTGGCCTTGCAGCTCGTAGCCTCCGGCAGCGCCAAGAAGAAGGCGGCGGAAGGAATCGGCTCCAACAAATACGTTCTCGCTCATTTTCGTTCCTCCCGTGCCTTCCGAAGGCACTTCATTTTGTAGGCAGTTGCCTGGTAGCCCTGCCAGCGGTCGGAAAACCATTGCTGCCAGATCGCGCAGCCCGGGAAGGTCTTGCGGCCTCCACCTTTGCCCACAGTAATGCTCGTGCAGCCAGCGGAGGCGCATTTAAGGCAAGGGCTGTCCGCCGGGCGTGGGAGGTTGTCTGTGCTACTCATTGTGTGTTTTCTCCTTTCGCCTTATTTCCGACCTCTGCGGGCCTTCGGGGGCTCGCTGTTCATGGGCTGGTATCTGTTCTTATTTTCGTTCCATTCAAGCGCCACAGGGGCCTCGCAGTTCAGGCAAGGCATATCAAATGCGGCATCCTGGATGTTCGTGTGGTAGCGGTAAGCGCTGCCGCACTCGCACCAGATCTTGACCTGGCGCATATTTTTGAGCTCCGTTTTCCCGCCGCACTCCCGGCAGTAGCACGAAGAAATAGGCGTTTTTGCACAGAAGCCGCGTTCCTGGCCGCACTTCTCGCAGCGCACATACAAGAAACCGGTAAACTTTGCCGCTGCGGGCTGCTCCGGGGTCCTGTGGGCGCTTTCGGCGGGCGGCGTGGGTTTTGCCTTTGCGGGAATGTCCGGTCGCTGCACAACGCGTTCCTTCGGCGGTGCAGGGCTCTGGAAAACTTTCGGTGCAAAAGGCAGCTTGTCCACCACGTCCTTCAAGGAATCCTCCACAGCCTTTGCCACTGTCTTTTCCAGCGGTTCTTCCTGCTTCTGCCGGGCGGCCGCTGCCTCCTTCTTTTTCAGTTCGTCGATGATCTCCACGGCCAGGTCGTCCAGCGTTTCCCGCTCTGCGGCCGTGTGGCCCGGGTCGCCAAATGCGGCGCCTGCTTCATAGCAGGCCCGGCGCAGGACGCGCAGTTCTTCAACGTTGAAGGCTTCAAAACGTACTTTTTCCATGTGTTTCTCCTTAAAGCCAGGCTTCCACAATGCTGTCGTCCGGTGCTGCCGGAAGGCGGCTCATTTCGGCCGGAATTGCCTTTCGTAAATCTTCCAGGGTATCTTCCAGGACCATGTATTGGGTGCTCGCCGGGACGCTCATGTCCCAAAGGCGGGCAACATAGCGCCGCGGGTAGTCGTCCTGGTTTGCCGTCACGATAATAACGGGGATCGCGGCCTGCTCCGTCAGCTTCGCATACTCGAAGCGGGCTAAATAAATATCGTCACTCATTCCAGAACTCCTTCCAGCTTTTCAATGGTTTCCAGGTACGGCAGGCCGGTGCGGCCGCCGAGGTGAACTTCCCAGGCCGGAAGAAAATCTTCCGGGGCCGCGCTTGCCATGGACGGCGGCGTCCAGGTCTGGCCGTAGGCCGTCACGGTGGGCGGTGTGCGTTTCCGCTTGGCCGTTTCCTTCTGGGACGCCCATGCTGTCCTTGCAACCCGCCAGAAGGGCCACGGAACGGCGAAGAAGCGGCGAAGGTTGAAGCTGACCAGGATCATACCCACCGCTTTGTCGGTCGTCCAGGCGTCCAGGAAGGCCGCCTGGTGGGGCTGCACCGCGTCAAAATCAATTCGGCCGGTGTGAGTCTGCTTCGCCTCCACCGCAACAGGGGTGCCATTGTAGCGTCCCAGGAAGTCAACGCAAGATTTATGTTCCACCTTGCAGCTCTTGATCTGGCCGGTGCTGTCGCGTATCGGTAGGAACTCGGTCGGAACTTTGTAGACCACGGCCTTGCCGCTGCGGGTGTATAGGTCGTTCACCTGGATAATGAAGTCTTCAAAATCACGGCCGCGGTTTGCGAATGTGTTGTAACCTCTCATGCTGTCCTCCCTGGGCTTTAATTTTCTTCTGCCACTCACAGAGGGGGCAGACGTAGGATTTACCGCCGCCTTTTGTTATGCGGCTCACGTTCCAGCGGTTCCCACAGGTCTTACAGATCCGGTAGCACCGGCCATTCTCTGCGCTCATTTTGCCCTCCACGAAGGGCCGTCAAGGGGAACTGCAAGGCACATTTCCCGGAGGCGGTCAATCATCTTCTGGGCGTTCCGTTCGCTGCATCCGGCCGGGGTCAGGCTCCGGGTCAGTTCTTCGGTGCCGCAGTTGGTCGTCACGATCACCGGCATATAGGCTTCATAGCGGGCGTTTACAATGGTGAAGATCATGGATGAAGTCCACTCCGTCGCGGCCTCGCTGCCCAGGTCGTCAATAATCAGCAGCGGGGTTTCGGTGTAGAGCTTCAAAATATCCGCCTCGTCGCCCTGGCCGTTGTAGGTCCGGCGCACGTTTGCCAGAAGGTCGATCATGGTCATGCACAGCGCCGGGGTGCCGTCTCGGATCAGCTCGTTTGCCACGGCTGCGGCCAGATGCGTTTTGCCGGTGCCATAGCCGCCCACCAAGAAAAGGCCGTTGCGCTCCTGCTGCGGCGGCACCGCCTCGCCGTCCTTGCCCTTGCTGGGAAGCATCTGCGCTTTGAAGGCTGCCGCATACTCCTTGCAGGCGGTATAGGCCTTCTGGTTCTCCGGCGTCACCTGGAAGCGGTCAAAGGTCCGGTTCTGGAATCGGGCGCCCATACCGCTGTCGCCCAGCAGCCGGTTTATACGCCGGTTGAAGGCTGCGGCGGCCTCTGCCGCCGCCTTTGCCTCCTCTGCGGCTTTGTTCTTGGCTTCCGCCCTCTCCCAGTAGGCTTTCGCCCTGGGGCAGTCGCAGCGCTCCGGCTGCGAATCCCAGCCAAAAACGCGGGTCTTAGAAATGGCCGGAAGGAGGAAGCCTCTGTATTGCAGGGTTTTGCCGCAAAATTTACAGTGTTCCGGCTCCGGGGCCGGTTTGTCCATCTTGTAGCCGCGGCGGGTCGCCTCGTCTGCCAGGATGGAGGTTTCACGCGGTGTGGAATCCTGCGAGATCCTGGGTTGCCGGGACTGCGTCCCGTTGGCGATCATATCGCCCAGCTTTTCCATTTCGTGCTTCCTCCTTTGTCCATTTATCTGCATCCACGGCCGCGTCCAGGTCCTTCACACCCTTGTCCCTATACCGGGCCAGAACGCCACGGACGTATTTCCAGTTCGGGGCTTTGTTCCTCTGGGCGATCTCCATTGCGTGGATCACCACGTCGGCGCCGAAGTCCGCGACCGCCTGGGTCAGGTCTTCAAGCTCCCAGCGTGGCGGCGTTGGGTTGATGTTGTTCAAATAAAACTGTCCAGCCCGGGCCAGTTCCGGGTCTGTCCGTGGTTCCGCTTTTTGCGGCGGCTGCGGGGCCACGACAAGCGGTTTTTGTGCTGGCGCAGGAGCTTTGTTTGCTTCTTCCCGGGCGGCCTCTGCGGCCTTCTCTGCCCGCTTCCGCTCTTTGAATCTCCGTTGCCGCTCTCGCGCCGCTTCCCGGCGGGCCTCCGCTTCTATCTGGCCTGTGTTTTCCGCCCAGTCATGGAGCCGGAAGCCGTCCGGCGTATGGTCTATGTAACCGGCATCCACCAGGGCCGCCAGAAAGTCGGCCGGTTCGCCTGCCCACCCGGAAACCTCTGCGATTTCCGTTGGCGTCAATCCCGTCAGGCTGCCGTCCTTTGCGTTGCTTGCGGCCCAAACCCAAAGCATTGTGAGATGGCCGACTGCCTGGGCGACGCCTATCCCCAGCAGGCCTTTAAGGCGCAGCGTCTTCCGGTGCGTCAAGGTCCCCTGTTCAATTTTTACCCCGGCCATGTCGTCCTCCATCGTGAAAAATTAACAAACGTACACTTCCGCGCCAGTAAGCCGCTGGATTTCGCGCTTCATTTCGGCTTCGTCCGAATTTTCCGCCGAAAGGTGCACCAGGTAAATTTGTTTCAGGCGTGAAAGGTCGCTGGCCTCCAAAAATTCAACCAGGTGTTGGAGGCTCATGTGGCTGTGCATCAGCCGGGCGGCGCGTACTGTTGGCAGCACGTCTTCCGCAAGGTTTTCTTGCACCCTCTCCCGGGTGTAGTTGCACTCGCCCAAAATGTGGGTAATGCCGGAAAACTTATATTTCAGGTAATAGGTATCTGTGAAATAAAGCAGCTTTTCACCGGTTGCGGTCGATTCCAGCAGGAAACCTTGTGAATCCGGCGCGTCGTGCTCCACATCGAAGGGCAAAACCAGGAAGGTGCCCACGGTAAACTGTTCAAGCGGCCGCGTAACGTGCAGCCTGTGGCCTTCCAGGTGGCAGGCATCAATGGTGCCCTGGCCGGTGTAAACGTCCACGCCGTAGCGCAGAAGGGCGCCCGCCGCCTTGCTGTGGTCCCCGTGGCAGTGCGTAATAAAGCAACCTTTCAGCTCTCGCACACGGAAGCCGCAGCCTATCTGGATTGCCTTCAAGGGAATACCAGCGTCAAGCAGCAGCGGGGTTTTGCCATCGGAGATCCAATAGGCATTGCCGCTGCTGCCGCTGGCAATGGGCCGAATGTCCACTTAAAAATCCGGCTCCGCAACGTCCCACTGTGCCGGGGCTGCCTTCCGGCCGGTGGGCTGTGCTGCTGGTGCCGCCTGGGGTTCCAGAACTTCGCCGGTGCGGCCGTCAATCTGGATCGTTTTCTTCGGCTCCGGCAGGCTGGCGGGTGCTGCGGGCTGCGGGGCGCTGGTGTCGATCAGAACGGTGTTGGCCTGCTCCTGGATCTCGGCCTCTGCCTGGATCTCCGCATAGGCAACTTCTCTGGCCTTCATCACGCGGTAATCTTCATCCAGCTTTTCAGGGTCGCGGACAATGTGCTTTGCACTGAAAACCTCGCGGATCAGGGTCTTGCGGCACATTTCATCCAGCCAGCCTTCCACGGTGGTGTCTTCCTTCTTGCCGGTTTCCTTGTTGTAAACCTGTTTCGTGCCTCCCCAGAACTCGGCGCTTGCATACTTGGGCATACGCTTCCGAATGGCGGCCATGGGCATAATAATGATCTCGTTCTGGGTCGGGTCGTCATATTCAAGGTAGCCAAAGCCGCCCACAATGTCGCCGCGGTCAAAGGGGTTCACGACCTCGAACTCGTAGGAAGCGACCGGGTGGCGGCTGTCCTTCGGGTGCGGGGTGAACTTGTCGTTGCTGTAAACAAGCTCGACCGTGTCCGCCTTGGGCGGGCGCTGCGCATATTTCAGGGCAACATAGCGGATGCCGTTATAACCGGGCATCAGAGTCACGTCATACAGATTCGTTCTATTGTTCTTGTAGGGAATCGGGAACAACATATTTTCGCACTGCATATCCAGGCCCATGCGGGCATAGCGCACCAGGTCCATTGCCAGGTCTTGGAGGTTGACGAACTTCCACGTTACGGGGAGGGTTTCATCATACTTGTGGTCACGGTTCTTCGCGTTCTTCGCCACGCGGTTTTCCTCCGCCGTAGCCAGGGCGCGGTCAATCTGAATAAAATAGCCCTGGATAAGACGGCGCTGGAAGTCCGTTACTTCCACCTGGCTACCGGTGCTGTTGGCGAACTGGGCCAGCACCTTTTTGGTGAAGCGGGTGCCGATGCTCTCGGTGACGGTTTCTGTCACTGCGTTTTCGGCTGCGGGGGTCATTGCTGCGTTGTTCTCTGCGTTCATGTGTGTTCCTCCATTTTTATTTCTTGCTGGCCGCGTAGAAGTCTACGGGCGGCAGCTTTACGGATTTTGCAAGCTCGTCCGCCATCTGTGCGGCCGCCGGGTCCTGTTTTGCCAGGCTGGCGGCAATGTGACGGTGGAGCATAATCAACATGGCGGTGTCCGCCATCGGGTAAGGACCCAGGGCTTCCGCAATACAGTTGAAGTAGTGCGCAAAGCCTTCCAAAAGCACTCGCAAGCCCTCTTCCGGCTCGTGCTGCTCCATGGTCAGCTCAACAGCCCGGGGCAGATACAGTGAAGTTTCCGGGGCCGCCTTTGGCTCCTCCGGCTTCTTCCAGGGCGGGCGAAACGGAAAATTATTTTTCATGTGTGTTCTCCTCTTTGTCGTTCAGGACGTCAAAAACCGTTACCTGGTTCGGGTCCGGCATTTCCCGAAGAGCCTTCATGCGGCAAACGTGGCCGATGCCGTTCCTTACGCCCTCTTTGCTGGTCAGCAGGCCGCCACAGCGGCGGCAGCGGCAGGCCTGGATCATAAATGTGCCGGGCCCCCGGTCCTTGTCTGGGGCGCTCATTTCTTCCCTCCCGGAATCGGAATCACAATCGTGGTGACGTGCCGCAAAATGTCGTCTTCCAGTTTCGGGCCGTTCGCGGGCATAACGCCGCGGAAGCCATCGTGAACGGCCTTCATGGCTGCAAGGTAAATGGGTGCATCTGTTGCCGGAAAGGTTTTGAGAAGATCTCTGAACTGCTGTCCGTAGAAATTCAAGCCCTGCTGCATCATGTTTTCGACCGGTTCCGGCCCGGCCTCGTAGATCTTCCGCATAAAAGGTTCGTTCATTCGTCTACCTCCACGCGCAGGCTCTCGTCTTCTGCGCTCACGACCAGGCGGATCACCTGGGAATCAACAGGGAGAAGCTCGGTCACGCTCTCGGCGTTGTCTACCACAATCGGCAGCCGGACGCCGTAATGGTGGGAAAGCGTGGCGATAATTTCCAGGCCAGCGTTTACCACGGCTGCCTTGTTGGCGGTGGAATACGGCACCATGGCGCCGCCCTCACCGGGCACAAGAACTTCGCAGCAGTCAGCAAGGCCGCCGTTCGTCTGTTCCCGGAAAAGCTGGAAACTCACGGACTTAAACTTGCTGTTGATGCGCTCGGTCAGCAGGGCCACTTTGGTTTTTACGAAGACTTCACAGAGGTAAACGCCCTGTTCGGTCTTCTCGTACTCCGCAGCCAGGCTCTTTTCCTCGGCTTCAAGTTCTGCAATGCGCTGGCGCTGGCGTTCTGTGGCCGCCGTCTGGCTCTGCATATAGCGGATCTGGCGGCAGTTGTTCATGGCTGCCTGCTGGCGCTCGTTCACCTCACGAAGGGCCGTGCTCTGTTTCTGCTCGGCCGCCTCGATCTGGCCGGAAATCGTCTGGATGGTCTTCGCAATAGCCTGGCCGCGCTCGGTTTCGGAGAAGTCCAGGCGGGGCGGCTCTGCCCGGATGGCCTCTTTGCGGGCGGAATAAATTTCATCGGCGCGGGCGGTGGCCGCCGCTGCTTTTTCTTCGAGGGCCGCAATGTCCTGTTCAAGCTGGGCAATGGCTTCCTTGCTGGCTTCTTTTTTGCCCTTGGCGTTGATGGCTTCCAGCTTGGCGGACCTGCGCTGGAGGAAGTCTGCGCGGAGCTCCTCCACCTTTTCTTCCGGCAAGGCTTGGCCGCAGGTCGGGCAGATCTCGCGGTGCTCGTCCCAGGTTTCGGCCGCTGCCTCTTTGTACTCGGCCAGGATTTCGGCCCGGCGGGCCTTCATGTGTTCCAGGTCCACTTTTTTGCGCCGGGCGTCTGCGGTAGCGTTGGCAGCCTCCGTCTTGGCCTCCAAAAGCTCGTTTTCCGCCTTTTCCTGGGCCTTGCGGTGCTCGGCTCGGGCCTCGCTGCCTTCCTCGATGTATGCGGCCTTCGCTGCTGCATAGTCCGCCTTGGCATTTTCCAGGGAACTGCGGAGCTCGGAAGTGTCACCGGCCAGAATCGCCCGCTTCTCCTCGGCGATCTTTGCCTCCTCGGCCTCTGCTGCGGCCAGCTTGTCCGCCAGGTCTTCGGCCGCCGGGAGGTCTTTGTCAATGGCACGGGTCGCCTCGTCAATGCGGTTCGGGATGGCCTCGATCTTCTTGTTCAGGTCGGTTTTCTTGGCGGCTGCGATCTTGCGGTACTCGTCCACCTTATAAAGTTTGGTCGCACTGCCAGGCATTTTAAGGAACTCGGGCAACTCTTTGAGCTCCGGGGTGCTGTCGATCACGTCGGCGTCGGAAACGTCGCCGCAAATGTCCAAAAGGATCTCCCGGCGCTTCTGCCAGTCCATAACGGAGGGGAAGTAGTCGGGCATGGTCAGCAGCTTCATGGTTTCCTCGCCGTCGCAATACTCCTGGACGGCCGCCGTGTACTCTTTTTCTTTGCAGGGAACGCCGTTAATCTGATAGTCAATGGTATTCCCGGAATACTCCTCGGCCGCGCTGCCGCGCTTGCGCTTCCAAACCTCGTGGAAAGTCTTTTTCAGGATCACGGTCTGGCCGTCGTCCAGCCGGAAGGTGCCGGTTGCGCTGTGTTCCAGGTTGTGCAAGTCGCCGTTGGGGCCCTTCGTCTTGGGGTCCCAGTTCTTTGCCCATGTGCTCGGCTTGCCGAAAAGCAGCCAGGTGATGGCGTTGAAGATGGTGGTCTTGCCGCTGGCGTTCCGGCCGTAAATGCTGGCGCTGTGGCCGTCCAGCTGGATTTCTTCATGCTTCAAGCCCTGGAAGTTTTCAAGGCTCAACGTCAAAAGCTCCATTGTGTGTCCTCCTTGATTTTGCGTAAAAGACGTGATAAACTGTTGGTGTGTGTTCTGGGGTCGTCAATTTTTGGCGGCCCTTCTCTTTATTGTCCAGGCTGAAAACGCGGCCTCGCGGAAGTACTCCGCGGCAATCTGCGCCATATAGCCGGGCTGCTCTCTGCATCCGTCATACCCGCAGAACTCTGCGATATGGCGGATTTTTCTTTTGGCCTTCTCCCAGGCTTCCGACCACGCGGAATCGCTCACAGGGTGGCCGAGAATCGCGCTGGTGCGCTTCCGGGTTTCTTCCTCGCTCATAAGCCGCACCGCTCCATGAAATAGCTACGGGGAACGCGGCCGCGGGGCACTTCGTAACCCTTGGCGCGGAGCTCATTGTTAAACTTCTGGATGGTGTGGTAAGCGGTGGACTTGGAAACACTCAAAATTTCCATTGCTTCGTCAACGCGCACCATTTTGGAAGGCTCCCGGGTGGTTTTCTTACTTCTTGCCATTGCAGGCCTCTCCTTTCAGGTTCTTTTTGATCCAAAGCTGCATTGCCTCTGCTGCCGTCGCTACGTTCTTCATGTACGCCAGGATCTCGCCCATCTGCACATCCTCGCCGGGGTCCACGCGGCCGTCCTGGGCAATGGAAATAATAGCGGCGCTGATTTTGTCGGTGCCCTGCAAGGCAGCAAGTGCCTGCATCATAACGCGGTCGAACTCCTGCACGGCGCAGGGCTTCACGTTCTGGCGGCCAATCGGGCAGCACATCGAGCAATAGTAGTTCAAGAGCTGCGGAGCGTCGTAAGTGTCAGCCAGCAGCAGCACTTCTTCCGGCGTCGGGTTTGCGCTGCCCAGCTCCACGCGGGCCATGCGGGAGCGGTCAATGCCTGTTTCGTCTGCCGCGCCCTCGCGGCTTGCAAGCCGGTCATTGACCTTTGAGGCCTCCATTCGTGCCAAATAGAAAGGGCTGTCGGCCGCTTTCGTGGCAAATTTACTCATTTATTCAAACCTCTTTTCATGGTAAAATTTAGGTAGACGGCCACGGCCAATTTGCCGGGGCAAATATCCGGCCTTCCTGCCGGGCCAGCGCCCGGAGATCCTTTCTGGCCCGGTTTATGCTCACGGTGTTGTCCCAGGCGTAATAGTTGCCGTCCGGGGCTAAGATGTGCCGCTTGCACTTGCCGTTGCACCGGTCAATTATGGCCTGGTAGCTGAAATAGTTTGCCTTTGCAGCCTGGCGGGCGCTGGAATAACATTCCAGCAGTTCACCGGCGGCGCTGAATTTCAGCACCGGCCGCCGGGTGCTGTCCGCTCCCGTCATGCGGCCTATTTCCTCCGGGGTACGAAGAACCAGGTTCCAAATGGAGTTGTCTGCCGGGTTTCCGTTCTTGTGAAAAATCGCCATCCCGGGCGGAACTGGCCCCAGGAAGGTTTCTGCTACGACCTTTGCGGCGGAAATTTCTTTCCGGTGTCCTTCCAGATCCGTGAGGTGTACAAAGCGTTTTGCACTGTCCCTGGCCTTCCCACAGGGCTTTTTCTTGTACTGCGTCATAATGTCCCGGCCGCCGTCCTTACGCTTCCGGCCGCGCCAGAAGACATTTGCAATGCGGCCCATGTCGCTTGCCTGGTACTTGCCGCCATAGCCGGGCACGTCCCGCCAGGTTTCACTTACGGCCACTGGTCTTCCTCCTTCCAACGGTCTTCTTCCGGGCGGTTCCGCCGGTCCTTGCAGTCTGCGTACCGGGCGGCGGAAACCATGCCCAGCACGAAGAAACCGCCACAGGCGCCAGCTACCAGGCCGCCAGCAAACAAAAGAATCATTCCTTGCGCTCTCCTTTCTTTGCGCCTTTGTGGGCCTCGCTCTGGCTTTCTCGTGTTTGCGCTTGTGAACATTCACCATGCCCATAACGGCGTCCGTGAGCTCCCGGGTCTGCAAGCCAAACTCTCCGGCAGTCAGCTTAATAAACCGCTTGCGGTTCATTTTCACGCTTTTGCTCATGCTCTGCCGCCTCCTTTTCCCCTGCTTTTTCCTCTGCCCGGCGGCCCCGCTCGTCCTGGATGTCCTGGGCAACGTGCTTGGTAAACACCTTTCCGAAAGCCTCCGCAGCCTCCTGCGGGTCTGCGTCCTCCTTGGTCACGGCCGCGATCAGGCCGGAAGCTGCCCGAAACAAAAACATGATTGCCTCATGCGGGTTTCCCGCAACGTCGCCGGTCATTTCAAAAGAAATGCTCTCGCCCTTGTCCACAATGCGGATGCTGTCAAATTCTTTCATGCGTATTCCTCCGGGGCCCCTCTGGACCTCCAAACGCCATAGCTCAAAGGCTCAAAGCCTGCGGCCCGGCGCTGCTTGTTGTATTTCTTCAAAGCTTCCAGGTCGTCGTCCAGGTTCCGCGGCTTCGGCTGTGCAGCCTCCGCGGCCAGCCTGGCCCGCTCTGCCTCGTTCGCCTTGCGAACGGATTCCCTGTTGTGGCCCACGCGGCAGACGGCGCAGCGCTTTGTATTGCCCGGCACGTCAACCATAACCGTGCCGCAGTCCACGCATTTCACCGTTGTGTGAAACATGGTCAGCCCGCCTTCCGCTTCGTGCTGGGCTTCACGGTGCCCTTCTGGGCCTTGTGGATCTTGCGCTGCTGCTTTTCCCAGTCGTTCACAACAAAGCTCATGCGGCCCAGGGCCAGCGCGCTCAAGAGCAGGATCATTGCCGCAACAAAGAGGCTGCCGGAAAACTCGCCGCCCGTCTGTACGTTACCCTCGCCGCCCATCCCAAGAAATAAGCCAGCCATGCCGCAGGCAACTGCGGCGTACTGCATAATCATTGCCTTTCTACTCATGTTGCTTCCTCCTGTGGTCTTATGGTCACGCCTTCCGGGTCAACGGTAATCACCGCGCCCAGCCCGGCGGCCAGCTTCATAACGGTGCCCAGCCGGGCCCGTTCAAGTTCTGCGCCCGGCCTGGTCAGTTTGAAAACTGCCCCCATGGAAAGCCCTGCGGCTTCGCACAGCTTCGTCATGGAAAGGCCGCGCAGTATGCGGAGCTCGTCAATCGTCATTTTCCGAGCCTCCAATGTTTCCCAGCGCACCCAGCAGGCGCAGCGCATCAACCTGGGCCTTGCGGTACTTGCGGAAGTTCTTTGCACTGTTGGACGCGCCAACGGGGACGGAGTTTTCAACCTCTGCCGCCATCCGGTCCGCATAGTAAAGTGCTTCTTTGGCGGCTTCGTCGGCCTGCTTCCGCAGCATAATGGTAAGTTCTGTGGCAACGTTGTCCGGGAGGATCTTTTCCCTTGCCTTTTCCAGGGCGATTTTGTCTTCTGCGGCCTCTTTCCGCGCCTGGGCCTCCATCTGATGGGCCTTCTGTACTTCGGCTTCAAGCTCTGCAACGCGCTTTATACGGTCGTTCAGCTTGCCGATCAGGCCTTCACGGGTTTCTTCATGGGCCTTTTTCTCGGATTCCCAGCGGCCCTTCATGCTGACTGCAAAATCGTTGTCGATGTTCTCCTCGGCGTCCTCCACGCAGCCTTCAAAGGCCATTGCGCAATAGCTGTTCTCGCCCAGACCTTCCAGAATTTCCTTGATTTCGTTCAGGAAAGCCCGTTCCGTATCTTTGGAAACCCCGGCATTTTTCTGGATCAGCTGCACCGTTTTCTTCGCGCAGCCGGTGGCGTCAAACTGCAAAGCGAACTTGGAAGCCCGGTTGAGTGCCCGTTCCTGGTTGATCTCGTAAATCTTCGTCTTGTGGACTGCGCCGTTTTCCAGCGTTGCAGAAATTTCATACAAGTTCATGTGTGTTCCTCCTCTCGCTCGTCCTCAATGTTTGCTAATTGTGAACTTCGTCGGCAAAAAAATTTCGCCGACCTCCACATCAAGGAACCGAGCGATCTTGTTTGCGACCTCTGCGGGAACTCCCCGCAGGCCGGTTTCGTACTGGCAGTATGTCGAGGCGCCAATTCCAACGCCCTTCGCCACCTGTTCCTGCGTGAAGCCCTTTGCCTTTCGGACTTCCTCGATGGTTCGGTTCATCTTTTCACCTCCAAATGTTTGCTGTTTGAATTTCACAGTTTGTGAACTCCACGGCTTGATTATAACTTTGCAAACTGTGAATGTCAAGAGAAAAATTCTCTTTTTGTGAATTTTCCTTTCTGTTAGAGAACTCTGTGCTATAATATTCTCAAAGTGAGAAGGTGGTGGAAAATACGTCAACGAAAATCGGCGCCCAAATAAAACAGCTGCGCCTTGCCGCTGGCATGACCCAACGGGAACTTGCCCAGCGAATCAACGTCGGGAACACAACACTTTCCCAATACGAAAGCGGGGCCCGTGTGCCAAGCGATGAAGTCAAACTTAAAATTGCAATGGTCTTTGGTGTTTCGGTGGACTACCTTCTCGGCGCAACGGACAGCCGGGAGCCAAAAAGCAAAATGCCCGCCGCCTCTGCTGTCGCCCAGCGCCCGGCGGAGGTCGCCATAACCGGCGAACTGCATAACCTGTCAGATCGGCAGCTCGACCGGCTCATGGGGTATATCCAAGCGTTGAAAGAACTGCCGGACAGCACCACGCCGCAAAACGTGGCAATCGCGGAGAAGAACGCCTCAGAAGAGAACTCCTCCGCTGCGGGCTGATTTGGTTTCGGAAGTGAAAGGGCAAGCTGCCCAGGGAGGAAAGCATGAACACGCTAAAACGAATCTTGAAGGGCATTCTGAAATTTTGCGGAATCTGCCTTTTAATCTTTCTCGCCATGTGTGCTTATAGCATCATCAAGTACAGCGGCAAATATCGCAACAAGGCGGCCGCGTCTTCGGTTTCTGTCGTTTCAAGCGTTGCGACTTCCGAAAGCGTTTCCAGTTCTGCCGCCCCTGCTTCTTCCGAATCCTCGGAAAGTATTGCCGCCTCTCTTTCCGCTGCCGTATCGGAAGCAGAGCCCTTCATGCTCGACGCAAGCGCTCTCACAACAAGCCGCACCGGCAGAAAGGTCGAAACCCCGGGGCTTTCGCTGTCCTATGGCGAAATTGAAAGTCTCACCGTTGGCGGCGCCTGCGACGGCCAGATCGTGGTGAAGGTTCAGGCCTTCCCGGTCAGCAATTCGGAAAGCCGGGCCTTTGAATCCGTCCAGGATCTAGTCTTGAACCACGGCTTTGATGCTTGCAAGGCCATTGATTACTGGGCCGTGAATCCAACCAGCGGCAACAAGTTTTTGAGCTTCTCGCTCGATTCCACTCTCATTTCCAAAATTGCTTCCGGCTCCATCGGCGCCGAAGAAATGGCGGGCGAAGTTTCCGACCTCTGGGTTGACAGCTCCGTCGTGCAGTAAAAAGCAACGCCCACCAGACCGTCGGAAAGCGGCCTTGTGGGCGTTTTGTTTTTCTTTGTCTAGTTTTCCGCATCGGTTTGTAAAAAGCCGTGACAGGGCCTCCCTGGGGCTTCTGGCGCTTCTCTGGCAAGTTAAACGGCCGCCCTGGGCTTTATTCGCGCGCCGCGCGTTTTTGCACGCGAATTGCACGCTTTTTAGCACGAATCGCACGTTTTACACGTTTTCAATCACAAAAAGGGCCGTTTTCGCGCGTTTTCCGGCATCAAGTTCAACTTTTCGGATCGCATGAGTCGAACTCATTTTTCTGGGTTGCTGTCAAGTTGTAAGCAACTGTCAGACCATTTTCGGCACGTCACGAAAAAGGTCTGGGCCATATCTTCGTGGCGCCACGCAAACGTCCGCCTCTTAATCTAACCCATAAGCTATATATTATATTATTAAGCTATATCTAAGATAATAATATCTAAGATTAAGTTAGATAGACTAGATATACATGGATGTAAGATAGGGGTTGTTAGGGGGAAGAATACGGCAGTTTTGGCCGTTGAAAACCGTGTTGAAATCATCGTTTTTTGTCGTTGTTCCGTCTTGTTTCGGTTGTTGAAAACTGCATTTTGTGGGTGGTAACGCGTTTGCAACGCGTTACCGGCTGCGTTTGTTGAAAACTTGTTGAATCTTTTTCTTTCGCTCATTCGTCAGTTTTTCAAAATGTTACCCGGTGAAGAAAATTCACTTTCAACATGAAATCTTCGTTTTCAACTTTTTATCGGTAACGCGTTTGCAACGCGTTACCTGCGTTACTTGTTGAAAACTATGCTAAAAGCTGTTGAAAAGCAGCAAAATGGAGGGGTGCTCATGTCTGCATACAAAAATCCAAAAACCGGTGAATGGTATTGCATCTTCCGTGTTACGGACTGGACCGGCAAGCGGAAGCAAATAAAGAAAAGCTGCTTTGCCCGCCGGGCGGACGCCCTAGCCTATGAACGCGAATACCTGGCGAAAAGCTCACGCACCACAAAAATGAAATTCGGTTCCCTGGTGGAGCTCTACATGGCGGATGCAAAAACCAGGCTCCGGCCCACCACCTACGAAATGAAACAATGGATCTTTGAAACGAAGATCCTTCCCTACTTCAAGGATCAGCTGGTGGATGAAGTTTCGGTTTCATCCATTCGGGCCTGGCAAAATCACCTGATCGACGCCAGGGACAAGAACGGGAAGCCGTACTCTGCCACCTACCTAAAAACCATCAATAACCAAATGAGCGCCCTGTTCCGGTTCGCCGGGAAGTATTATGGCCTGAAAGAAAATCCCGTTGCCCTGGCCGGTTCCATGGGAAAAAGCAACGCGGAAGAAATGCAGTTCTGGACGCTGGAAGAATTTCAGAAGTTCGCCGCCGGGCTGTCAGATCCCACGGCATACGCCGCGTTCAACATCTTGTTTTGGACCGGTATGCGGGAAGGCGAACTGCTGGCCCTCACTCTGGCGGATGTGGATTTTGAACGGAAGGGCATCTTTGTGCGGCACTCCTATGCCCGCCTGAACGGTGAAGATGTTATTTCAGATCCGAAAACCCGCCGTTCCAAGCGCTTCATCACCGTGCCGGACTTCCTGCTGGAAATCATTCGGGACTACGCCGCCAAGCTCTACGAATACCAGCCGGAAGAAAGGCTGTTTGAATGTACCAAATACTGGTTGAAGGAACAGTTGGAGCGCTGCTGCCAGCGCACCGGCGTGAAGGTCATTCGGGTGCACGACATACGGCACTCCCACGCTTCCCTGCTTATCAACATGGGCACGGACGCCCTTCTGGTACAGCAGCGCCTTGGGCATGAAAAGGTTTCGACCACGCTTGGCACCTACGCCCACCTATACCCAGACAGGACAAACAACGTCGCGGACCGGCTGGAAGCTCTGGCCTTCCCAGGGGAAAAGAAACCGTGATACTGGTTTGATTCTGCCTCGGGTGTTACTTTTCTGTTACTTTGGGCGCAAAAAAGCCCCACCTTCAAGCGAAAAATCTTGAAAGTGGGGCCGTTTTTATACGTTGTTCTGTTCTATTTTGTGAGGGTCTAAAAAGCCGGAAGGCAAATTTTTATTACTCGAGCTCGATCGTGGCCGGCGGTTTACCAGTGCAGTCGTAGAACACGCGATTGACGTGCTTGACCTCGTTGACGATGCGGCTGGTGACGGTGCCCAGAACGCTCCAGGGCATGTCATAGCTTTCGGCAGTCATGAAGTCGGTGGTGGTGACGGCACGCAGAGCCACAGCATAGTCGTAGGTGCGCTCGTCGCCCATGACGCCCACGCTGTGCATGTTGGTCAGGGCTGCATAATACTGGCTGATTTCCTTATCCAGACCGGCCTTAGCGATTTCCTCGCGCCAGATGGCATCAGCGTCCTGCACGATAGCCACCTTCTCCGGGGTCACTTCGCCGATGATGCGGATGCCCAGACCCGGGCCGGGGAACGGCTGGCGGCTGACCAGATATTCGGGCAGGCCCAGCTCACGGCCGGCCTGACGCACCTCGTCCTTGAACAGGTTCCGCAGGGGCTCCACCAGTTCCTTGAAGTCCACGGTGTCGGGGAGGCCGCCTACGTTGTGATGGCTCTTGATGACGGTGGACTCGCCGCCCAGGCCGCTTTCCACCACGTCGGGGTAGATGGTGCCCTGTGCCAAGAAGTCTACCTTGCCGATCTGCTTTGCCTGCTCCTCAAAGACCCGGATGAACTCCTCGCCGATGATCTTGCGCTTGCGCTCCGGCTCGGTGACGCCCTTCAGCTTGCTGAAGTAGCGGTCCCGGGCGTCCACGCAGATGAAGTTGATGTCAAAACCGTTGGCGTTGCCGGGGCCAAAGACAGAGCAGACTTCCTCTTTTTCGTTCTTCCGCAGCAGGCCGTGGTCCACGAACACGCAGGTGAGCTG